CCATATCATAACATGGTTCAATTTATGTTTGAACAAGCAAGTGATAATGCTTTCAGTATGTTGTATGATAGATTAAAAAATCAAGGTAGTATTACATTTTTGACAACTTCATATCTAAGAGGTATTACTCTGGACAATGCAATAGTAATTGTTGATGAATCACAGAATTTAAATTTTCATGAATTAGATACAGTTATTACAAGAGTTGGTCAAGATAGTAAGATTATATTTTGTGGTGATTTTTTTCAAACAGATTTATCTAAAATGTCAGAAAGAGAAGGCCTACAAGATTTCATGAGAATTTTAGAACAAATGAAAGAATTTGAAGTTGTAGAATTTACAATAGGTGATATTGTTCGTTCAGGGTTTGTTCGTTCTTATCTTATAGAAAAGACTAAATTAGGGTTAGAACAATGAAACTATCAAAAAACTTTACAATAGCCGAATACATAAAATCTCAAACAGCAACAAGAAAAGATATTGATAATTCTTTATCTGAAGACCATTTAGAAAGTGCAAAACTTTTGTTTGCAAAAGTTGTACAACCTGTTAGAGAACAATGGGGAGTAACTGTTATCAATTCTGGTTATAGAAGTCCTGCTTTAAATAAAGCAGTTGGTGGTAGTTCAAAAAGTCAACATTGTAAAGGTGAAGCTGTAGATTTAGAATGTGTTGGTGCTTCAAATGCTGAGGTTGCACAATGGATAGAAAGCACTTTAGAATTTGACCANCTTATACTNGAATTTTATACACCAGGTGACCCTAGAAGTGGTTGGGTTCATGTTTCTTACAAAGAGAGTAATAATAGAAAATCAGTTCTTACAGCAAGTAAGATAAAAGGAAAAACTGTTTATAGTAAAGGACTTAATATATAATAATGCAAATAATTGACAAGTATTTATCAGAATTAGATTATAATAAAATTAAAGAGAAGTATCAAGGACCTGAAGTACCTTGGAGATTTATTAAAGAAGCAAACTTTAATTCTTCAAAAGTAGCTTTTCAATTTGTTTATGAAACTTATAATATGATGTGGACAGATTATGAAGTTCCAGATGAAACAAAATTATTAATGGATAGATTAAGACACAATAAATGCCAAAAAGTTATTCGTTCTAAAAGTAATCTTTTTACTAAAAGACAAGATGTAATTAAGTATGGTTGGCATATTGATATAGAGGGCCTTGACAAATTCAAAACTTTGTTATATTATATAAATACGAATAATGGTGGAACAGAGTTTGAAAATGGACAATTTATTAAGTCTGTTGCAAATAGGGCTGTAATTGTAGATGGTGATATAAAACATCAATCAGTTGGCCAAACAGACGAAGATATTAGACTTCTAATCAACATTAATTTTTTGGAAGAACCATGGGAAATAGCAAAGACCGAAGTCTAGACCGCCTAGAAAAAACTATAACTAACCTAAGAAATAGAATAGAAACATTTAAAAAAGAGCATCCAGAATTATACAATGACGAAAATAGTAAAATTTCCAAAACCAAATACAAATAACACATTTTTTCATAAAGAAGATGTAAATATTCCACAAATAAAAGCAGTTACAAAAGATAAAATAAGATTATATACAACGCCGGAAGGTAACGAATATCCGTCTATAACGACAGTTTTAGCCGGCCGTAACAAGGCGGGTCTGCAGCAGTGGAGGAATAGAGTTGGTGATGAAGTTGCTAATTATATTTCTAGAAAAGCTGCAACAAGAGGNACTCAAGTACATCACTTTTGCGAAGATTATATAAACAATNACCACGAAACTATTGAAGAAAAGAAAAAAGGTAGATTTCTTGCACATTGTATGTTTTCACAGCTTAAACCATTTTTAGATGAAAACATTGGTTTAGTTCATTTACAAGAAACTTCATTATGGTCTGATTATTATAAACTTGCTGGNAGAGTTGATTGTATTGCAGAATACAAAGGNACACTATCTATAATTGATTTTAAAACAAGTACAAGAGAAAGAGAAGATTCTTGGAATGAGAACTATTACATTCAAGGTTCAGCATATGCAGAGATGTATCAAGAGAGAACACAAGAACAGATTAATCAAATAGTTATTTTAGTAGTCACAGAAGATGGTACAGTACAAGAATTTATAAAAGATAAACATATATACTTACATCTACTTGACAAAGAGTTAGAATTGTATTATAATAAACCTATTATTAATCAACAAAATTCAAATGGGTTTCCTGGGTTAATACCTGGTAATTGGTAATTGATGAATGAGTTGTTCATGTAGCTTAAAGAATATAGAGCTATAAATATAGAGAGAATTTTTTGTTGATGATAATTTGAAGATAGACAGGACGAGGGTGCGATTCCCTCTACCTCCACCAACCCGAATGAGGGGGTAATGTAGGGTAGACTGGTATTGAATAATTATTGGAGAAGAATGGGGTGACTACCTAATCGGTCAAACAAGTAAATGCAAACGATAATTTTGCATCTCAAGATTATGCACTAGCTGCTTAATCTTATGGGTTCGGCAGTACCTGGAAACAGAAACTGTCATTAACTATGTGGTCTGCGGTCGCAACGACAACCAGCACTACTTTTATGGAGAAGTAACATGGCTTGGAATAAACCTGTTATCACAGAAATCTCAGTTGGCTTAGAAATCAACTCTTATGCTTGCGCTGAGAAATAGTTAAAATTGGGAGACTCAGGTCTCCCTTTTTTTCTTTAATAATTAAATAAATGAGTATATTATGACACCAAAAACATTTTCTATTTTCATAGAATCAGAAGTACGAAAAAAAAGAATTTCACATATGGATGCAATATTAGAATATTGCTATCAAAAAGGAGTTGAACCAGACTCTATTACAAATCTAATACAAAAACCACTTAAAGACAAAATAGAGGCAGATGCCAGAGATTTAAATTTTTTACCTAAAATGGGTAAATTACCTGTATGACGGAACTCAGAGGAGTAACTAGAACATTGGACCCTTTCAAAGCATACATGATTTATATGGGATTAAAAGCACATTTTAATTCTAATTATGATTATGTGAAATATGGTGGTAAAACTTCAGCTACAAGAAAAAGTTATTTAAATCGTAAAGACAAAGCTTTCTTTGGAAAGGCATCTAGAAAGTTTAAAGAAGAGGTTGAAGATTTTTTTATTTCTAACTTTGTAGAGAATGAAAAAGGGTATGTTGGTCAGTTCAACGAAGAAACTTATGTACAATGGAAAAAAAGAGTTCAAAGTTTAAGATATCAATTCAAGAATGATATTATATTGTTGTTAGAACAAAGCAAGAAGTTTAATAAAATGTTTGAATGCAAAGATGGTCAACACCCTATTCTATTTAAAAATTATTTAGCAAAAAAGATTAGTATTGAAACAATGATTATATTAGATAAAATTGTTGATTATGCTAAAGATTTTGATACAAAAATTCATGAAACTGTCATATGGCCAAGTCATGCTAAAAAAATAAATAATTATAAAAAGCTATTGACTTTTGATGAATCTGAGTATAAAATAGTATTATTCAATTTAGTAAAATAGGAGTTATTATGAATGCCACAAATGAATCTTTAGTAAGAGAAAGAGATTTCTTTAAATCTAAAGTTGAAGACCTTGAAAATCAAGTTAAAAATCTATCAACTGAACACTCTTACATTCAAAATAAAAACAATGAACTTAGAACTAAACTAAAAGAAGCAGTTGCAAAACCTCTTAATCGCTTTAATAAAAAACCTTTCAGGAGAAATTAAATGGAACAAAGATTTACATTTATTAAAACAAATGAAGTAGCTGATAGTGAATTTACTCAAGAAGAAAGAGTTGAACTTGAAGTTACTGTTGAAGAAGATGATTTTGATGCGTTAGCTGACAAACTAACTAATTTTCTAGCAGGGTGTGGTTATCATGATGTTTTTGTTGAAATTAATCAAAAAGATGAAGAAGAAGAATTTGATGATGATGAAGAATATGAAGGTGGAGTTGAACAAACAGACTAATGAAAAAAAACTTATTTATTATTGGTAACGGTGAATCTAGAAAGTATCATGAATTAGACCACTTAAATCTTTATGGTAAAGTATATGGTTGTAATGCTCTTTATCGTGATTTTACACCTGATGGGTTAATATCTTGTGATTGGAAAATGCAATATGAGATTCACTCATCAGGTTATACTTCTAATAATAATTGTTATTTTAAAAGTTGGAAAAGACTACCTAGTGATTTTTATGATATGATGATGATGACCAGTTTAGCAGAAGATGTAACAAAAGATTTAAATGTACAACTAAAAGAAGCAGGCCTTCCAACCTTAGAACATTTTGTATATGAAAATGAACGAGGTAATAAAAAAGAATGTGTTGTACAAGGTATTAACGCTGAACAAGTCGCTTATGTTTTACAGAAGTTAATACAAGAATATAAAATGGATAGCTTTGATGTAAAAGAAAAACTTGGTAATGCAGGGTTATTTATTAATTGGGTTGAAGAGAAAGATAAGATAAAAGATTTAGACCAGTTTTTTGATGGTGAACATAAGGGTTGGGCATCTGGCCCGACAGCAGTAAGAGTTGCAATAGAAGAGAACCCTGGTATTGCATCAAGTAATGTTTTCATGTTAGGATTTGATATGAAAACAGGTGGTAAAGTTAATAACATATACAAAGATACAGATTGTTACATATCTAAAGATTGTAAATATGTTGGCTCTTCAAACTGGAGACAACAACACAAACAGAATTTTGAGAACGACAACTATTCTCATATAAAGTTTTACAGAGTCATAAATGACGATTCCATAATTGAGGAATGGGAAGATTGTGATAATGTAAAAAACATAAGATATTCAGAGATGAATACGCTTATAAATAACTCTATATAATGATTAAGTGAAAATAAAATAGCATATAATAACATACGGAGAAAATAATATGTCATTAGATACTTTAAAAAAGTCTAATTCATTAGACAAAATATTAGCTGCAGTTAAAACTGAAACTGCTCCAGCTGAAAAAAAATCATATGTAGATGAAAGACTATGGAAACCTGAACTAGATAAATCTGGTAATGGTTATGCAGTAATAAGATTTCTACCATCACCTGAAGGCGAAGATTNTATGCCTTGGGCNAAGTTATGGAATCATGCATTTCAAGGTCCTACTGGTAAGTGGTTTATTGAAAACTCATTAACTACTTTAAATCAAAAAGACCCTGTGTCCGAATACAATAGTTCATTGTGGAATTCTGGTGTTGAAAGCGATAAAGAAATTGCTAGAAGACAAAAAAGAAAACTACAATATTATTCTAACATATATGTTGTATCTGACCCACAGCATCCAGAACACGAAGGCAAAGTATTCTTATTCAGATATGGTAAGAAAATCTTTGATAAGTTAATGGAAGCTTTACAACCGCAGTTTGAAGATGAAACTCCTGTAAATCCTTTTGATTTTTGGGAAGGTGCAAACTTTAAATTGAAAATTAGAAAGGTTGATGGCTATTGGAACTACGATAAGTCGGAATTTGAAAGTCCTTCAAAGTTAAATGAAGATGATGCGATTTTAGATAAAATCTATAAATCAGAATACTCTTTATCAGAGTTTACTGCACCATCTAATTTTAAAACTTATGATGAACTCAAGTCCAGGCTTGATGATGTTTTAACCGGCACTCAATCATCTAAAAGCTCTGCAGAAGATGTAGAACTTGAAACAGCTGTAACTGATGTTGAAGACAAACAATATGTTGACAATGTTGTTGCAACAGCAAAGACTGAAAGTGATGACAGTTTAGATTACTTTCAAAAACTAGCAAAAGAGGCTTAAACACCTACTTTGTTTCTCCTTTATAAGGGTATGTGAACTTAAAATTCACATACCCTTTTTTTATTATAAATAGTACTAAGAGTAGAGGAGAACGAGGTATGGATCCTATTACAGCGATCGCCGCAGCAACAGCTGCATTTAATACAATTAAAAAAGGTTTTGAATTCGGCCGAGATGTTGAAAGCATGTATGGTGATATCGGTAGGTGGATGCATGCCAATGAATCCATTCATCAAGGACATCATAGAGCTAAAAAAAGAAATATTGGAAGTCTTGAAGAAGAGGCTTTAGAAACCTTTGGTGCTTTGAAAAAAGCAAAGAGAATGGAAGATGAGCTAAGAAACTGGCTTATTGCTACCCACGGAATGAATGCTTGGAATGACTTGTTACGCATACAAGCAGGAATTAGAAAAAAAAGAAAAGAAGACGCAGAAAGAAAAAAAAGAGAATTTGAAGCCATGCTTAAATGGATATTTGGAGGGTTTTTATTTGTTATTGTTGCAGGGCTTGTACTAATGATAACTATGAAGTATACTGGACACATTTAAATGTCTAAAAAAGTATTCAGAAAACCAGATGATTTAAGAAGTCACTATCGCCCTAGACATAGAATTACAGAATATAAATCACCTGTTGTTGCATGGGAAAGTAGATTGGATAGAGAATGGGTAGAAGATTTAAAAGGTAATGGTTATTTTCAACAAAAAGTTATTTTAAAGAAAAAAAATAAAAATTAAAAATCTGCAGCTTCAGCTGCCAAAGTCATTCCTCTATCAGGATTCTGTGGACCCATAATAGATACTGTACTTGTATTTGAATTATTCGTAACATTTGTTGTTGGTGCAATAACAGCAGTTGGCTTAGATTGGTCTATTGCAAGTTTATCTTCAAATCTATTATCAAAAGAACCTGCAGCTATTTTATCACCAGTAATTGTTCTATCTTCATCAAGTCTTGCTTGTGCTCTTTCTTTTTCTAATTTTACTTTTAATACTCTTTGTTTCTGAGATTCAACAACAACCTTTTCACCTTTAATCTCACTTAATCTTTCTTCTCTTTTTCTTTTTCTAGCTAATACTCTTTCTTGCGATGCTGTTCTTTCATTTTGTGTTTCAATTACATTAGGTGCATCTGATGTATCTTGAACTTCCCCTTGTTGAAATGGAATATTTCTGTTTTTAGGTGGTGTGGCATTATCTATACTTTCCTCAACTTTATCTCCAAACAAACCATCTAACCCTAACATACTTAACCCTTTATTAATAAGGCCTTTTATTGAATCAAATATTTTTGTAGTAAACCCTGTAAAAAAATCTACCACTGACATAAAAATGTTTTCAATTCCAGTTCCAACATCTATGAAAGCTTGTTGTGTAGAATCACCAATACCAGTAAAGAAATCTTTTATATTATTATAAATTCTTACAACACTATCAACTATACTAAAATTTTCAACGCCAAAAAACTCTAAAATTGCTTCAAAAGCTTTATCAAAAGCATTTAAAACACCTGTAAATATTTTCTTTACACCTTGTTTAATTAACTCAACATCACCTGTAAAGACACCTTTAAGAAAATCAAATACACCTATAAGTGCCCCAATCGCATTATCCATAAACCCACCTGGCCCAAAAATATCTTCAAATACTTTAGGTATTACTTCCCCTAGATAACGAATAAATTCCATAATAGGTGGTTTTAATGTTTCTATCATTCTTTGAAATGCAGGTATAATAGTATTTTTTATTATATCAATTAACTGAGTAAAATATGGGCTATTAATAAATGCTCTAAATGCCAGTAACCCAGCAATTAATAATCCACCTTTAAGTAAACCTTTTATCATA